TATATTACGACAACGTTAAAACTTTTGAAACGGCGGATAATGGCATAAAAGTAGTTGCATCCGAAAACAACCACGCACGCATACATATGTGGGCTGATGACGGTGATGACGGTCCTGATAAGTGGGAAATCCTGGCTACCACTCAGGGCCAATTAAGGTTCTATCACGGAGCATCATTTGAAAATACTATCGTACTTAATGGAGACGGAGCCGTAGAACTCTACTATGACAACTCTAAGAAATTTGAGACATACTCAGCAGGCGTTGAATGGCATGGGAACTTAAAGAATGAAACAGATGGAGTTAATGAAGGTATTTATCTTGGAGCACAAAATGATTTTGGTTTCTGGCATGATGGATCTAACTCATTTATAAAAAACTTAACTGGTGAACTTAAATTACTGGCTGACCAATTTAGAGTAAATAACTACGCTAATAACGAACAAATAATATCTTCCAGTGCTAATGGAGCCGTAGAACTCTATTATGATGGAGCTAAGAAGCTTTTCACATACTCAGAAGGCACTAAAATTGATGGTTATATAAAAGCACTATATGACTCTAGTGATTCTCATTGGGGAGATAATACTGATAACTGGCATCATATACAAAATAAACAGGATGATGCACATACTTGTATTTTTGAAAACTCAAGCGACTCTACTCCATATGGAAATTTAATATATTTTACAGATTGTATACCTGATAATAACACTCAAACCTTTCTTGAGGGTCATGATACTAGTGCAATTAGATTTAAAATTTACTCAGATGGAGACTTATGGAACCATGATAATGTTTATACAGGATCAGATCAAACACTTAAAGAAAATATTGTTGATGCCACTCCTAAATTAGAAGATCTTAAGAAATTAAAAGTTAGAAACTTTAATTGGAAGGCTGAACATTTTCCTGAAAAATCTAAAAAGAAACAACTCGGTTTTATAGCCCAAGAAGTAGAGGAAGTATTTCCTGCTTTAGTTTCTGAACATGACATAGCTCCTGGTACACCTGGTGATGGTCATGTACCAGTAATAAAGAAGGCTATTAAGCAAGCTTGGGATCCAATCATTATTAAAGCAATGCAGGAATTAATAGAAAAAGTAGAAACACTAGAAACGGAAGTAGCCGCCCTTAAGGCTAAATAAACACAAACAATTTATTAATTAAAATGGCAACAAAAACTTGGCAAGTAAATACCCTTCAGCGTGAACTAGCAGACGGGTATGTAAACAAAGTAATCTATCGTGTTAACGGCGAGGATGGTGACTATTCATTTAGAGCTACTGGTGAAGTAGATCTTCCTAAGCCTGATACTCTAGTACCTTATAAAGACCTTACAGAGTCAACAGTACTAGGTTGGGTTAAAGATAAACTAGATGCTGATAAAGCTGGTACTGTAGCTGCTATTGAAGCTGCTGTAGAAAACGGCGTTAACGAACAAAAGACTCCAACAACAGGTGTCGGTAAACCTTGGTAGGATAAAGGTACCTACAACTCCTAAACCTCTACCTACGATGGAAATCGAGTTTAAACCACCTACAGCTCGAATTCCAGGTTATACCCCTATGGTGATCCCTCCGAGCGATCTGGAGGCTCCTGAAGGGGTAGAGGCAGAGGCTAAAGAGGAACAACCAACTGCTCCTAGCGTACAGCTTCCTGTATTAGATATACAGATGCCATTGCCAACTGCTGAAGTAGTAGCAACTGCTACTTATGCAGCTGTGGCAGCTGTAGCAACAACCACCCTAGCTACACCTTTCTTCGATCAAATAAAGAAGAAACTACAGAAATTCCTACAAGGTAAGATTGATAAATGGAAGGAAAAACGGAAGAAAAAAAGAAAGGACTCCTCGGAAAGCTAAAAGATGCTGCAGAGGATCAAGAACACCAAATCCAGATCCTTGGAACATTTGTCAGACTTGGCGTTGTTGTTTGGAGTGGGTTTATCATAACTTTAAATTATGTAGATATACCTATGGTTAAGAAATCTGGTAACTCAGATATAACTTTCGTTGCTAGTGTCTTCACTGGAGCACTTGCAACTTTTGGCTTAACTACTGGTAATAAAAATAACGGTAATAATAAACCCGTTAATTGTCCAATGGCTAAGAAAAAGGAAGAATGAAAAAATGGCTTTTACTCTTCCTACTGGCATCACCCACGGTAGCAAGAGCAGAATTAGTAACCCCAAACTTCACCCAGGGTTCGATGAACAGTACAACAACAACGACCCAAGAAATAGTCGAAGAAATAACAACTACAACATATGGGTCAGCATTAAACAAATGGAGTGGGGAAAACATCACTCATACATCAGCCTCATCAGGAGGTTTAGCCGATTCAGATTCAGTATTCACACTACATACAGCTGGAGACCCATTTACTTTAGAAGTAACAACAAGAGCAGCAAGTCAGGTACTGTCAGTAACAGAAATAGAAAGAGAAATCGACACTACTTCTACTACGGTCTCCTTATCAGTCTTCTCTCAATAGCTCCAGTTAAAGCTGAAACAGATAATGTAGCTAATCCAGTTGCAGCTGCGACAGGTAATGTGACAAATCAGGCGGTGCAATTCCAGAATAATGGAGCACCGTCTAGACAGCATTATGGTCCTAATATCAGTTGCAATGGAGCTACAATGACATTCTCTCCATTCTATATGGGAAATCATACTAAACCATGGGATATAGATGAAGATGGAATGAGACCTTCTAGTTATACTCTAGCAGAAAACTGGGGAGGTCAAATTAACTTTATGATACCTTTAGACCGTGAAGGTTTAAATAGGTGTCGTAGTATAGCAGCTAGACAAGAAGAAAAGATGAGATTAGATTATGAATTAGTTAGAGTCTTAAAGTGTGCAGAACTGCAACAGAAAGGATTTATGCTACTTCCTAATTCTGATGTTGGTCATATGTGTAGTGATGTTATACCTATAAAGACCTGGGAGAAAGCTAAAGCTAAAGTATTGAAATGTAAAACACCACCACCACCATGGTATAAGCCATGGAGTAAACCTAAAGAAACATGTAACATGAGTTCATTAACTCTACAAAGAGGAGATACTACTCCTAACCTAGATGGTCCTAATGACCTGAAACCTGAAGTTAAGACTTCACGTATTATTGAAAACGAAGCTGCTAATAAGCCAGCTAAGAAAACATCCAAAAAAACCACTAAAGAATAATGATCCTAATTATCAAGCCCATCCTTTTCGCCTTCTTGAAGTCGGATGCAGTTAAGAAACTAGTAATTGATTTATTAGAAGCTTATGTTGCTAGAACTGACAATAAATTAGATGACCAAGCATTAGAAATTGTTAAAAAGAAATTACTAAGCTAATGGCTACAACTTACAATGAGGATGGTTCAACAACCAACTCTATAGCACAAAGGCAAGAAGCTAAGAAAAAAGCAGAGAAAAAGAAAAATGGCTAAAGCCAAAGAAGAGAAGTTTGATGAACTTCATAACCTCGTCACTGAAGAATTCCTTAAGAGGGTTCGTAGTGGCGAGGCTACTACCCAAGACTTAAAAGCAGCGTGTGATTGGTTAAAAACTAATGATATTACTGGTGTAGCTCTAGAAGGTACTCCATTAGAGAAGTTAGCTTCAATTATACCTAAAGTAGACCCTGAACTCGTACAGCATAGACTCTATGGCAGAACAACTAGGTAAGACAGCTAGACATTATCGGAAGAATGCTAGTTCTAGGAGAAAACACATTAATGATAATAGTCCTGGCGGTAAGTATGCTCATTCCAATGCATACAAGAGACAACATGCAGCAGCACGGTCTCGATTAAAAATTAGATCCTCTAGTGTAGATGCTTCTAAACAACCAGACGGTTCGTACAAAGCAGAGAGCCGTAAGGCTAACAGAGCTAGAGGTGGAGCGAAGAGGAGGTAATTATGGAAGAAGAATTACTATCTGAAGAACAGCAGAAAGAAATTTATCCACATAGCGATACTTTAAGAATAAATGAACGTCATGTAGATTTTGGAAAAGCATGGGAAGGTGCTAGAACTGTACAAAATTGGAAAGATCCATGGGATGTTACAGCAGCAGGTGCAGCCCGTGTAGCAGAGTTTATAGTGCCTCAAACTCAAGAAGAGTGGATGTTTGAAATGGCTACTCTTGGTCAAGGTAAGAAAATTAATTTAGGTCGTAAACTAGCACATGCTGCTATAAAAGATATACCTGTTGTTGGAGACATCTATGCAAAAGGTACAAAATATGTAAGCAGTAAACTTGACGATTGGTTCGACAATAGAAATTATAGTAAATTTAACCAAAACTACGAAGCTAATAGATTCCCTGATAGACCTGATAGAGATGGTTTGTATTCTGAAGCTCCTACAGATACGCAAAGCATGTGGAACGCACAGCAACGTAAATTAGTATCAGATAATGCTTCAGGAGGATCTGCTGTAACTAAAGGTATGGCTTCCGAAACAGGTGAAACAAGTCAGGTATTTTATCAAGATGAGTTTGGAGATGTACTTGCTAATGCAGATCCAAAGAATGTAGAGTTACTTAAAAAAATTGGATTAGATGATAATCAATCTAGATTTGTACTTGATAATTACTATAAAATAGATAGAGATACAGCAGCTGCTATTGAAAATCTTGGTATTTCTGTAGATGAATTTAATGATACTAAAGAGATAGCACTACCTTATTTGTTAGAAGCTTGGTCTAATATAAAAAGAAAAAGGATTCCACAACTTGACCATGTAAACCAATTAAAAGCTGCTTTACCTTTCTTTACAGGGAGACAGGTCCAAGAATTCCCAGCAGTAGCAAAGATACTTGTTGAAGAAGGTGTATTCGGAGGACATTCACGTAAAAACTTTAAATATTTAGAATTTGATGTTCATTCAGTTAAGAGTGCTTACTGGCTACGAAAAGTAGGTGGTAATGGTGAGAAATTCTTTGCAGGTAAAGATATAAGTACTCCTGAAAAATTAAGAGCTGCTGCTAAAGAATATGCAAAGATTATAAAAGAATCAAATGATATTGTTAATAATGCTATTGAGCAGTATAAATTTATGAATAAAATAGATATATCTGAAACAGAGTTAGATGAATTTGTTAGTAGACTCGGTAGTGAACGTATAGATCCAAAACATATGGTTAAACAGGTAAGAGCACTTTTAACTGAAATGGAAGAGGATGGTTTTATACAAACTCCAAAATCAACTAAAAAAATAGAAAAAACATCAATTAAACAAGAAAAGAAAGAAATAAAAGCTGCAGAGAAAAAGAAAGAACAGTTAATTAAAGATGATGCTTCTGTTGAAAGAAGAATGGAAGAAATACAGAAATATATTTCAACTAGAGAGAAAACATTTAAAGGCCAGTACCCATTAGGTTTACAAGATGAGCAACTACATTTTGATGCTGAAACTATTGTTAAAGATATGAAAAAGAATAGAGCTTTAAGAGAGAATATACAAGGCACTATTTTTGATCAAGAAAATGAAGCTGCTCAAATAGAAGCAATGAAAAAAATCTTATGGGAAAGAACTGGTAGATCTCGTAACAAATGAATAACGTATTACTAGCTTTAAAAGACGACTTTAAGCTGTTCCTACAAGCTCTGTGGGAACAGTTAGACCTTCCATCTCCTACAAGAGCACAGTACTCTATCGCAGACTACTTACAACATGGACCAAAAAGATTACAGATCCAAGCCTTTAGAGGTGTTGGTAAATCTTGGATTACTGGTGCTTTTGTGTTATGGACACTCTTTAATGACCCAGAACGAAAAATAATGATTATATCTGCCTCCAAAGAGAGAGCAGATAACATGTCAATCTTTTTACAAAAACTTATTATTGAAACTCCATGGCTCAGTCATCTACAACCGAAATCGGACGATTCTCGTTGGAGTCGCATCAGCTTCGACGTAAACTGTTCTCCTCACCAAGCCCCAAGCGTCAAAAGCGTCGGTATAACTGGACAGCTAACCGGAAGTCGTGCCGATTTAATGATCTTGGACGACATAGAGGTGCCTGGAAACTCCATGACCGAGTTAATGCGTGAAAAACTTCTTCAACTCTGTACTGAAGCGGAATCCATCCTCACGCCGAAACGTGATAGCCGTATTATGTATCTCGGGACTCCTCAGACTACTTTTACTGTTTATCGTAAGTTGGCAGAGCGTTCGTACCGTCCGTTCGTTTGGCCCAGCAGATACCCAAGAAAAGATAAGTTATCCCAGTACGAAGGATTACTAGCTCCTCAAATACAAGAAGATTTGGAAGCTGGTGCAGAAGAGTGGGGTGTAACAGACCCAGACAGATTCGATAATGACGACCTACTAGAACGTGAAGCATCTATGGGTCGTTCTAACTATATGCTTCAATTTCAACTAGACACAAGCTTATCAGATGCAGAAAAGTTCCCCCTTAAGATGGCAGACCTTGTTGTTACTAGTGTCAACCCTACAACTGCTCCCGATAGTGTCATTTGGTGCTCTGACCCATCTAATGTTATCAAAGACCTACCCACAGTTGGATTACCAGGAGATTATTTCTATTCTCCAATGCAACTCAATGGTGAATGGACTGAATATACCGAAACCATCTGCTCCGTAGACCCCTCTGGAAGGGGCACAGATGAGACTGCAGCAGCCTTCATTAGTCAAAAGAATGGTTTCCTATACCTACACGAAATGAGAGCCTATAGAGACGGTTATAGCGACGACACACTACTTAACATCCTTAGAGGGTGTAGAAAGTATAAAGTTACTAAATTAGTAATCGAAACTAACTTTGGTGATGGTATAGTATGTGAACTATTCAAAAAACACCTACAACAAACTGGATTAGCTATAGATGTAGAAGAAGTTAGAGCTAATGTAAGAAAAGAAGACAGAATTATTGATTCTCTTGAACCTATCCTTAATCAACACAGACTTGTGGTTGATAGACAGGTTATAGAATGGGATTATAAGTCAAATAAGAATGAAGCTCCCGAATTAAGACTACTATACATGCTCTTCTACCAAATGTCCCGTATGTGTCGTGAAAAGGGTGCCGTTAAACACGACGATAGACTAGATTGCCTAGCTCAAGGTGTAAAATACTACACAGATGCAATGTCTATTAACGCTCATGACACCATTAAACAACGTAAACGTGAAGAATGGGACTCTATGTTACAAGACTTCCTAGATAGACCTCATAGATCCGCTGATCACCTGGTTTTAGGCATGAATAAAGAACAAAGAGACAAAGCTAACGGACTTGATGGTGACTCTCCAGTCCCTACCTGGGTTTAAACGCAATCACTCACGTATACAGGGGAAGGGAAGGGTGGACCCAGCCCCTGAATGAGGAAATTTGTTATCTCACGACAACAATTTCCTCTATCTTAATATCCCCAATATCCTCTGATTGGATATATTTTGGATATTCCTATAACACTACCCAGTCCTCCACTAACCCCAAACTTCACTTTTTACTGATATTACTGATATTACTGTATATTACTATACCTCCTAATATTTTATCATAAATTTCTGAAGGCATATAGCGTCATAGCCTGGACGCCAGTACCCCCAGTAGGGTATTAATAATACATAGTAATCAGATTAATTTATATTATTTACTAGAATTACTATTATTTTCTGATAATACTGACACAAACTAAGTATAATTGCTATTTATTTGTTGCTATCTGTAGCGACACTAATAGTAATAGATAGTAATTCACAGTCGAGTAATGAATAGAGAAGGGACAACACAGTGATACCAATGGATGTAGTATGTTCTCATGAGACTAATGTGGTATTGCTGACATAGTATGGCATAGTTGAGATTCTGTGGTTATAATAGGTACATGAGAGATAAACATCCAAAGTTCAGATTTAATCATCTTTAACTAAGTGAGAGTTTACTACTTATTAATTGCTGACTAATTATTATTAAAGATCACATTAATAAGAGGTTTAATAAAACGAGTACTTATTGCTTACTGTTTGACAATCGTTTGGAGTTGTATTTGAAAGTTATTATCGAAGCCTACATATTACTGGCGTGTCATGATAACGACAAGATCATTTATCTCTCATATTATAATTAATTTAATGAGGTTATTATGAATGTTAAGTTCACAGTGGATTATGATCTAATTGAATTAGTTGATGCTATTGGATTAGATTATGATATAATTAATAAAGAATTAGTAATTGAATTAGATTCTATTGAAGAATTAGT